AAGTTCGGCTATTTTGCCTTTTTGACGAAGATGTCCGTTCACACCGTGTTTTTCAACAGGTACATTAAACATCTGAGAGGCACTGGCACAATAGATGTCACCACCCTTTTGGAATACCTCTGTTCTCCATTTCTCACCTGCAAGCCAGGCAATGACACGAGCCTCAATCGCTGAGAAGTCTGCAACGATAAACTTCATTCCATCACGGGGTATAAAAGCAGTACGGATAAGTTCCGATAAGACCTCAGGTACGGAATCATAGAGCAGAGTGAGGGCATCAAAGTTTCCACTACGAACTAAAGCACGGGCCTGTTCCAAATCAGGCATATGGTTTTGAGGGAGGTTCTGCAATTGAATCAGCCGCCCAGAAAACCTGCCTGTTCTGTTAGCTCCGTAAAATTGAAACATCCCTCTAGCACGACCGTCATGGCATACCGCATTTTCCATTGCTGTGTATTTCTTCACAGATGATTTAGCAAGCTGCTGACGAAGCTCCAAAACAGTGCCTAGTGGTTCAGGTGCTGTCTTTAACATCTTTGAAACTGCTTTTTTACCAAGGGTATCTGTTTCTAACCCATTCTCTGAAAGCCAACCTTTCATTTGTTGCACCGAGTTTGGATTCTCTAGATTAGTCATGTCCTGCATAAGAGCAGTTAGCTTTTCACGGGTATGTTCATCTATTGCGACAGCCTGTTTGACAAATGTCATATCAATGGCAATGCCACGATCGTTGATTTCCTGGTCAAGATGATATTCCGTCCATATATTCTCTGGCATCTGAAACTTGGATAATCTCTGCTTTATAGACATCTCGGCTTCCACGTCACGAAGGTTATAGGCTTTAAAACGCTCCCATTTATCCAAATCATGTTCCGGCAGATTTCGTACTCGACCCCCATTTGATTTTGTGGGAGAGCAAGGTGTACAAAAGTATTTGATTAAGTCTTTACCCTCAGTTAGCTTTTGTTTTTCCAATCCTAAAACAGCACCGACACCTTCTAGAGAAAGAGGAAGTCCCATATATGCCGACCATATCATGGAGCACTTCCATGATACGGGGTCAAGATATTCTGAAAGATTAAGCCATTTCGATATACAGACCCGCTCGAACATTGCATTAAAAGCCCACTTGGTTACGGAATTATCCATGAGGGCATTAATAATCTCCTCCGGGATTTCCTCTCCACAGGCAAGATCAACAACCTGTACTTCACCATTGTCAACGGAATAACCAAACAGCAGAATTTCAAAATCATCACTCTCGACATAACGGTAAACTCCGCATTTTTGAAGATTGACACTCGAAAACGTCTCTATGTCAACAGAAATAGAATTCATATATTACCGTCCTTTCGAATACAAACAAAGTGGCAGAAGAACTTCCTCCGCCACCTCGTCTGTCTAATTATTTTATCTGTTATGCCAGGAAATCATCATCTTCAACAGTGGTGAAATCATCCGCAGCATTAGTTCTGCCACCTAAAGGCTCTCCGTCCCTTACCTTCTGGATATTGCCAAGTCCACAGGCTACGCCCTTATTTCCATTTGAGTTGAAAGCATAGAAATTAAGGGATACTCTCGCATAGCAACCGCTGTACACCTCATTACGATCTAGAATAGGTCTGACCGCTTTGTCTACAATCTGAGGTGGAGTATTGCTGTTGGCATTTACGAAATAATGACCTTTGTAAGCCTCGTCGTCACGCTCCACGTCCCCATCCCTAAGCGGCAACTTGATGGCAGCCTTATTCGGTTTCTTACCTCCAAACTTTGCAATGCCCTCTTCAATAGCTGCATCTACTGCTGCATTAATTGCATTGATGGTTTCCTTATCTGTCTTGGGAATCAGTACTGAAACGCTGTACTTTTCCGCTCCGCCATTGATGGATACCGGTTCCCAGCCGTGAAAGTAGCTTAGCCGTGTATTTACACTTGTAACAACCTTAGTTCTGTTTTGATTATTCATATTCCAAATACCCCGTTATTTCGTTAAATTCGTTTTTTACGTTTGATACATTCATAACCGGACGCTTATCTGAAAGTGGGACTAGCGTCGGTTTGCCCGGTGGTTTATGTATGAGGCCACCGAGAATTTCCTCAAATTTTGCCTTACCCATCAACTTCTGCATTTCTGTTAATGTAATGAGACTCTGACGGTAGATATCCTTATAGCCATTTGCCTTGGCTGCTTCAGCCACAGCATCTTCATCTTTATATTTACGGACAGACCTACCCTCAACAATCTTAAACCCATACCACTCTTTACCGTGATTGACTGCAGCATCCGTGGCATAAGAAATGATTTCGTTTGCCCACTTCGTAAGGTCTGTCAATTTAGCAAGGACTTCCTCAATTTCAGCGTCCGTAAGTAGAGGTGGTAATTTAAACTCCGACTGTGCCAGTTTCAGCTTTTCTTCTGCTCTTGCACGGCATTTAACAGCAGCTCGGCAGAAAGTACACCACTCACCCGGAAGATATTCACCTTCACCGTCATAGGCCATCAATGCCTTTGGTTTTAGTTCATTTTCTGCCCAGTCTTTTAATTCCTTTACCGGTATAGTCCATGTGCTGACATTCTCCCTACGTGGTTGGAAGATGGTCATGGAAACCTCCTCAATGTCATATAGGCTATCGTAGATTTCCAAAGCTCCAAGAGCATACAGTTTCATCTGTGGGTTATCCACCACATCTACCAGCACCCCCATGCCATACTTAAAATCGATAATATGAAGCTTTTTATCGGCAATGATGATGCAGTCACCGGTTCCGAATCCCTGTGGCACATAGCAAGAAAAATCAAGACGTTGTTCAATAAGTACCAGCGGGTCCGTACAGCTTTGCTTCGCCATTTCAAGCTGCTCCATTACAAATTCCACATAAGCATCACTGTGTTCTTCCATCTCATCGGTGTTATAATCCGAGATAGGACGCTTACTTCTCATATGAAGTGCTTTTTTAAGTTTATGTTCACAAAGAGCATGGGCGGCGGTACCTTCGGCTGCTGCATTGGATTCGTTATTTACAAACTCCAGTTCCAATCTTGCAGACGGAAGACAGTGAAGCCACCTATGCGACCCAGATGCGGAAAGTACTGCGTGATCACTCATTGCCAAGTACCTCCACGTCCTTCAGCATATTTGCATAATGTTTTGAATCAACTTCACTTAATTTAGAGCCGCCATATTTTTTTATAATCTCCCTCACTTCAGCAGTAAGACCGGCTTGACTCTTTTCAGCGAGTTTCGCTCTGACTTCCTCCAATGTGATTTCTTTTTTCTTTGGTTTAGGCTCTTTTACAGTTGTAGTCGGTTCTTTTGTTTCGACAGGTTCATTGCCCGCCATTACTTCTGCAACCGCCTGTATGCTGTCTGCCAAAGAACGCATATCAGAAACCACATCAAGGAGTAACTTGATTTTGCTCATGACTTATTCCTCCCTCCTTAATCTCACAGATAGCGAGTTCCTGTACGGTATCACCTGGAACAAGGATAGTCAGTTTCTGCTTATCACCAAGTAAGAAACGAAGGAAACGCTCCCTAATGGTGACATTACGACAGGAAACAATCCCGCCAGACTGTGGATGTTTTGAAACACTGATTTTCAAATTGTGTTTCATGTTCTTCACCTCTTTCCGAGAGCGTTTATGTACTGCCCTCTACCTTTTAGCCTTGAGAAGAGGGGAAAGTTGAGGATTTAGGAAAAACTTTTTTGAAATTTTTCATTGCAGTTTCCATGCGATGTGAAATGGCACCTACTGTAACCCCTTCACGCTTTGCATATTCTGTTACGGAAACGCCATCCATGACGATAGCTATCAGAAGATCTGCCTGTTTTTCTTTGAGATTCTTGCGAATAATTTCACAGATATATTCATACTCAGCCTGTTTCTCTCGAACCTCTTCATCTGAGTTGTCAGGAAAATAGTCCATATGATCAATTTCATCTTCGGCCTCGTCATCCTTGCGAAATGGCTTCTTGGGCATGCCCCTGTGTCTATCAAATTTATGCCAGTTGTTGTATTCCGGCTTGTTGAACCGCTCATCTATAATTTCTTGGACAGATCGTCGAGTTACAGTTTCTTTATCTTCAGCAGAAGATAGCCTGTCTTCATAATCCGCATCAATCATTACAGTGCAGTCCTCGTCTGGCACCTCCAGATAGGTAGGTTTGTTGTCATACAGAATTCTAATTTTCATTTTGCATCCTTTCCGCCGGATTGCACTGGCGGCAAAGGATACAAAAATAGGCCTGTACTAGAAGTACACAGACCCTTATATCCTGAAAAAGAGCGCAACAAGGTAAGGTACTTCAATTGCGTCGCAATAGTCCTCACGGACTGGAGCGAAACAATATGTATCCTTTGCCCTTATTGCAAATCAGGCATTTGATATTTTTATTATTTTTATCACACTAAAATGTAATGTCTTCTATCACAATCAAAAACTCGCTGTTCGCAAATATTAAATTGATAATTGCGAAAACTGTGATATAATGGATAACTTAATTGAAAGGTGAAATGCCACTTTGTAAAGTGAAATGCAACCTTTGTAAATGACAACTGAATATTTGTAAACGAAACGCAGTTTTTGTATCTGAAAAGCTACTTTTGAAAGCGAAA